TGTGGCAAACGCGTTGTTGTATTCGCTTCGAGAGAACATTATGTTGCTATGCGGATATTTAATATAATATATTATATTATTTTTACGCGATGTTATCGAATTGTCTCGCGCGAGCGACCGATTTTGACGCGGCGGTATCGGTCGCTCGGACGGTCGGACTGAATTTGGCTGGTTTAGCAACGATCAGCGACCGACGCGACCGACGTGACCGACGCGATCGACCTTGTCGCGTTCATTACACTATCTAAATATTCAAATATGTTAAAACAGTTTAATAATAATTGTATATTATAATAATATCATGCCAGGAGGGTTATTAAATCTTGTTTCCGAGGGGCAACAGAACGTCATCCTAAACGGAAATCCAAGTAAAACATTCTGGAAAACGACCTATTCCAAATACACAAACTACGGAAAACAAAATTTCAGAGTTGATTTTGACGGGGCAAAGACGCTGAGGCTGAGCGAGGAATCGACGTTTTCGTTCAGGATCCCCCGCTACGCCGATCTTCTCATGGACTGCTACCTGAGCGTGTCGATGCCTCATATTTGGTCGGCGATAATGCCGCCCGTCGAGATCGTCCCAGAAAACACAGAAACCCCGGAAGATGCTCCCGCAATCTACTCGCCGTGGGCGCCATACGAATTCAAATGGATTGAAAATTTAGGGTCGCAAATGATCAGCAAAATCATAATCACCTGCGGGAACCAAAAATTACAGGAGTTTTCGGGGCAATACTTGCTGTCGGCGGTTCAGCGAGATTTCGACAAGAACAAAAAAGATTTGTTCGATGAAATGACCGGGAACGTGCCCGAAATGACCGATCCAGGCAATTCGGGCAATCGGTCGAACAGTTATCCGAACACCTACTACACGATTAACCCGTCCGGCGCAGAGCCGTCCATTCGAGCGCGAATGCTGTACATCCCGCTGAACTCGTGGTTTAATCTAAAAACGCAAATGTCGTTTCCGCTGGTTGCAATGCAGTACAACGAACTAACCATCACGGTTATAATGCGACCAATTCGAGAATTATTTATAATACGCGACATATCCGACCATGTTAATATGTTTCCGTATGTTGCTCCAAATTTTAATAATCCGTACATGGCGTTTTATCGGTTTCTCCAAACGCCGCCCGATGCCGAGTTGACCGAATCGTCGTATGTCGACACGAGAACACTGTGGAATGCCGACATTCATTTAAACTGTACCTACTGCTTTTTATCGACGGACGAACAACAGGTGTTTGCTAAAAATGAACAGGCGTACTTGTTCAAACAGGTGCAAGAGTATAAATTTTACAACACTACTGGGTCGAACAAAATATCGCTCGACTCGACCGGGTTAATCGCAAGCTGGATGTTTTACTTCCGGCGGAGCGATGCAAACTTGAGAAACTCCTGGTCGAACTATACAAATTGGCCGTACGACCGACTGCCAAGTGACCTGATAAATGCCCCGGTCGATGGAGACACCGTCAATCTGATGGATGAAACAACGACAATTGGTCCTGGGATAAACTTTGACTCGACATACACGGGATTGATGATAACAAATGATTACAATGTCCAGAACCAAAAAGACATATTGCTGGTGATGGGAATAATATTCGACGGGCAGTATCGAGAAAACGTGATTCCTTCTGGGGTGTATAATTTCATTGAAAAATACACAAGAACCTCTGGCAATGCACCTGTCGGATTGTATTGTTACAATTTTTGTTTGAACACTTCGGCTGCCGACATGCAGCCATCTGGTGCAATTAACATGAGCAGGTTCAGCAAGATCGAGATGGAATTTACAACGGTTGTTCCTCCGGCGGATCCGTTGGCGCAATCCATTGTTATTTGCGATCAAGATACTGGAAATGTGATCGGAATCAATAAGCCGTCGTGGCAAATATACGACTACAACTTTAATCTTACTGTTTTTGAAGAGAGAATCAACGTGCTGACATTTATTGGTGGGAACGCGGGACTTATGTACGCGACTTAATGGGTTATAATGGGTTATATTGGGTTATATTGGGCTGTGCATAACAGTGCGATGTACATATCCAATTGAATTCAATTCAATTCAATTCAATTCAATTCAATTCAATTCAATTCAATTCGGCACGACGTGTATCTTTATTTGTTCGCAAACATATCGTCGTCGATGTGCGAATTTGCAGGCATTGGTCCTGGGTATTTAAACTCGCCGCTTAGCGTATATTTATTTGGATACGCCATCATAAAATTAGTGTCGGTTTTTTTTAGCGCGGTGTTCGACAATATATTGTCGTTGATGACGCTATTATAATCGGCGTTAAATTTGGATCTCCAGTTGTCCTTTCCAAAATTAACGCGGGCTGGCTGGGACATCAACACATCGGTGTCGGTTGGGTGACTGGCGGTTTTGTTGAGTTTGTATTGTGCGGCGAAATCATAAATAAGTTCAGGTTCGGCCGGGACATTGATTGTCATTTTTCCGGTCAATGACGACCCCGTTATGGATTGCGGCGCCGATGTGCTGGGCGGCTGTCGCAAAATACCGTCGCCTGACTCAAACGGCTCCGGTTCCGTGCGGGTGGTTAACATAAACCCCGCGTTCGTTGCAACAATTGTGACAGCGACTGCTGCGATAAATATTGCAGCGATTGATGCGAATGCGCGAGTGGTTATATTGCGACGGGCCATTGTTACAGGTTGTCGTCTGTTGGTTAATGCTATGCTAATGTACATTATGCATATATTTTTACGCAAATCGGCGTTTAGCGGCAAGTGACCAACCAACCGACCGGAGCACCGTTTAGGTATTGTGTCAGATTACTATTTTATTTTATCATTTTATTATATTATAATGTCGTCCGCAGATCTTAACGAACTTGACAGTAAAAAAAATAAAAAAAACGGGACAGTCCCCGACGACGACGACGACGACTCATCCACGAACACTTTGGCAAAACTGCCAAAATTTATTGTGTATGTATTTGTCATATTCATTGTCGTATTTTTGTACATATCGTTCGGAAGTTCCTATGTATTAATGATGGTAAGAATCGCCGCGGCGATATCGACAGACACCGATAAATTTGAGTTCATACTGAAAAAGGACTACAACAACACGTCGCTGACAACCGGGGAACCCGTACCAAAAATCGACCATGATGTTCAGATTGACGGAAGCGTTGTCGGCGGGGTTCGCATAAAATCCGCAGACGGCGTTCCTCGAAACACGATTTCATTCATGTTAAACGACAAACAGCGCGGCGCAACCGGGATGTTCTCCAAGTATTTTTACTCAATAATATCCGACATGTTCAACTGGTCGCAATGGACGACTCTTACATTCTTCTCGATGTTCGACTTTTTCAACAACAGGTTCCTCGTTTTGTTCGGCGGGATAATACTCGCAGTGTTCTGTGCAATACTGGGTATTCTGGAATTTGTGTTCATATTCGTGTCGAGTATTATAAATCTCCCGTATTTTTATAAAAGTTTTACCCCGACGACCGGTCCCGACGGAGGAGTTGAGATTAACGACGCCGAAATACTCATGAGCAGCATTCTGTGGAAACTGATAATAACATTGCCTATGTTTTTCATCTGGATCATCACGATAATCGTTTTCATGATTGTGTTTGGGATCGCCGCGCACATTCCGTTTTTATACATAATATTACTGCCGTATATTTTTAAAATCGGCGGGGAGTTAAGCAACAAAATGCAAGGGTCTAAATCTAAATCGCCCGAACATGGTCGCGACGATATCGTGAAAATATGGAACGTGTTCAAATTAATATTGGACGTGTATCCCGACATGGTATTTGTGATTATATTTGTGTTGATAACTGCTTTGACATCTAAAGTATTTGGGAAATTGTATTTTTTAATCCCGCTTGGTTTTTCGGTGGGAACCCTGTGGAAACTGTATACGTCGTCAAAAACGCCGGCATCGGAATCGGCCCCGGCACAGAAATCGACATCGGAGCAATCTGGCGGGGCGTCGTCGTTTAGCGTGAAACAGTTTGCTAAAAACAAGCGGGCGATGAAGTCGGTCGCTAAAATGGCGCGATAAGGTTGCGCGCCGCCCATATTTCGCGAATTCGGGTGACACGACTAAACGTGATTGATATATTTGACCGCCCGATTTATGTCCAGTTTTGTTATTTCATACACGTCGCACAGTTCGTGCTCAATTTCGTCAATGAGATGAGTCTCGATATGCTCGAAATGCGCGAACATAGACATTAAGTCCTTCCTGTCCATGCTTAATTTTTGGCACAGCGATTTGATGAACTGCTGGTTATTGTATTCCGTCGAGTATTTCGTCAAAACTTTAGTGAATCGAATAATATCGACCGTTGGCGACCCCGATTCTACATCGGCATACGTGTCGTTGTAGTGTTTGTTATTTTTGAACGTTTTTATCAACGACGACAGTTCATTAAACTGCCAAATTTGTTTTTGAAACGTTATTCTGTCGATATAATCGGCGAAACAAATATTGTCCAGCTGGGTTATGTAAAACGGGACAGAGCTATGCGCGCTCTTTGACTGGATTAAATCGATTATGTTTTCGTGCCACAGCAACCCGATGGTCGTTCGGTCGGTCTCGTTGATACACGTCGAGTGATCCTCAATATTATATCTGGATGTCATAATTCGCCGAGTGATGTTCTTGCTCGTTTCGTTGTAAATGTTGTTTTGAAAAAGAATATCAATGTCGGAACATTTTAAAATGTTCGGGTCGGAACTGTACAGCGACAATATGTTTTCAAATATTCGCAGGTTGCATTTTGAAAACCCGACAAGCTTGTCGATCACCTCCCCCGACAAATCGGGCATGCGGGTTTCCGCCAAATGACGTATTTCATGCAGTCGCGGGGATTTTATTTCGACAACGCAGCACACTTTGATTAAATCGTTGATTTTTTTATCGACATACTGCGACCCGATGCATATGATGGGAATGTTGGAAGACTCCCATATTTTTTGCTTTTTTGTTTTCTTCGGTCTTAGTATTTTTATCAGCGTTGAAATCGTTGTTTTGTCGCCGTAAGAATGCGTGTCGATATCGTCGATAACGATGGCGATTTTTTTATGCGTTTTGTTGAACATATCTATCACGCTGGTCGTTGACATATTGCTTTTCGTGATATGTTCAATGTTGAGTTTATTTTTGGTGTCGCATGTGTCGTAATAAATAATATCATACCCAAGACGGGTGAGGACGTCCGACACAAATGTTGTTTTTCCGCACCCTGGTCGCCCGAAAACATAAATGCCTCGCTTGTAGCTGTCGTTGTCGATATTTTGTTCGAAATTGGACAAAATGCTGCTCAGCATAACGTATTCGTTGCGTCGCGAGATCATCGCGGTTGCATTTGTGGTTGCATTTGCTGTTGCATTTGACGGGGTTATTTTGGGTGGAAGGACGTCGATGTTGGTGTTTTCAATATGACCGGTGCCGAATTCGCACGACAATGACATTCGAAATATTGTGATGTTATAAATTAAAGTATTATTAGTGTGGTGTATATTATATTTTACACGTGCTTTTAAATAATATTTTAAATACACTTCTTGTTATGTAATCGGTAGAGTTGTCCTGCCGGTATTTTACGCATTATTCGACCTCGGTGTCGTCGTCACACGGATTGGACACGCCGTAGGTGATTCCGTCCCATGTAACGCCACATTTATTCGCCCACGTGTATTTTGAGCACATTTCATTGTCGCCCGTGAATGCCGGCAAGTTAAAGTTCATTGTCAAATGACTGTCGCCCGACCCTGCCGGGCATGTTCCTAAATTCCGCATATTGACACATGTTTGCTTCTCACTTGTCCCGCGTATCGCCCAATAATCGGGACAGTCCGACACTACAGGCGGCCAATTTTCAGAACTTCCCGAACTGCCGCTCATCGACATAGCGAATATTCCCAGCATGACGACCATCACGATTGTCGCGATTACCACAACTAATTTTTTAAACTCCATATAAATACAATAATATTATAATAACATTACAACATTACAACATTACAACATTGTGTGCGATATTATACACAACGTATTATATACGTCAATCTCAATAATATTATAACACCATTATAATATATTAAATGTCGCAACAATACCAACAGCAGCAACAACAGCAACAACAGCAACATTCGTACAATGGTCGGGTCGATATTAAAACTCCGAGCACCCACGACCTGTTTAAGCTATACGATAAAATACCCGTGAATCAGTGCGCGACCTTTAGAAACCCGACCGGCGGGATATGGAACGAAACGCCGCTGTCCATCGCATTTTTTTCCGAAGAAAATCTGGCAATTATCCAAAACGGTATTCGGGCAGGGGTATTTGCTCGATCGAACAGCCAGTACATGGTCGGTGTCCAAAGCTGCGATACACTGAAAGTTATCATGAGGAGCGTGTTCCTGCAGAAATCGACAAATGTCCCGAACACCGAGCGCGACCAAATAATCGCGATGAACAACGAGGTTCTCGACTTTTGCATCAATAACGTGTATAACGAAGCGCAGGGGTACCTGAAGTATTTAGACGACGCGAGCAGCCTGTCGGTCCCGCTGGCGCACCCAACCAACGTCAATCGTAACGAGAAACCGATTGAATTCAAGTCATGGTTTTAATGACGGGAATGTTGCCGATTGAACGGTTATGTCTGTTGCGGACAATCGCCGCTCCCGCCCATGCTCACATTCATGTAATTCAAGTGGTCATCTGTATTTAAACATTTGTTGTCCCCGCACGACGAGTAGCACGAATCGTCCTCGTGTCCGGGCGAATCGTCGCACACGACGTACTCGGTGTTATTGTAGTCGAACCATACTTGAGTTTCGGCGTGAAAATACCCGAACCGCTTCGGGGGGACGTGCGGGACAACGTCGTCGTAATGCACAACTCTGCGCGACACATACGACGGACCATAAACCCACGAAATCTCTGAAACCGCTTCACTGAATTGCTCGTTTCCGATTCTCGGCGACCCAAACGTAACGAGACACAATATATTATATTCGCTTGAATGATAATATGTTAATTCCAGCGCCAAAATCGTCGCGATCGACCCGAGAGAATGCCCCGTTAGCATTATGTTGGTCGTATTGTACAATTTGGCCACTCGCCCAATCGATAAAATAACATGGTCATACACATTTTCGTAACTGGTGTAGAACCCTTTTGAAATGCCGATGGTTTCGTCAAAACTATACGGGTACACGAACTTCATCTTGATGTTGTTTATCCAATTTATAATATTGGACGATCCTCTGTATGCGACAAAAATAGAGTCGTATTCGGAATTGTACCCAACTAACGCCTTAACCCCACGGTTTTCGACGACATCGATAATAGTGTTGTTTTTGACGGAAATAGGATCGTCTGCGACCGCCTGCGTCGGTGATGGGCTATCAACGCCGACATAGTTGTCGCAATATGTCATCTGCGACATGTCCGCGCACGTCGTCAATGTATGGATATCGACGGAGTCGTCGAGTGATAACGAACTCGTCGCCGGAGTAGTAAATTGGGAGGTTGCCAATAATAAAAAAAATGCGATGCGTTTCAACATGGTATAAATATATATATTGAGAGATATTTATGTCATTTCGGTTTTAGTTACATAGGATAGTATCATTCTTCAATAATTAATAGATGGTTCGCTTGCTGCGGTGCGGCGGTGGCGGCGGCCGATTTAGGTATCTTTGGTTCGGTCTTTGTTGGTTTGGTCTTTGTTGGTTTGGTCTTTGTTGGTTTGGTCTTTGTTGGCTTGGTCTTTACCGATTTTGATGACTTTTTTTCACTAACAACGTCATTCGCGGTTCGACCAATCCGATAGGCACCATATTCCGTCTCCAGTTTCGCCAGCTCGGACAACCACATCGAAGTCGTAGTGGTCAATTTTATCAAATCCAACTCGGCGACCTTGTCCTTATGGTCGTTAAACAATTTATCGACGTTTTCTTTAGTCACACTGTCCATCGGCATCTTAACTAAATATTTATAGTCGTCGTCTCCATTAATTACATCGTACAACTTCGCCTTTAGCATATCGACAATGACCGGTTTTGTTTTTTTGCGCAAATCAATCGTGTCGTCTAAATTTTCCTGAATATACCTCGCCTTGTTGCTCAATAACACTAACTCGCGCTCCATCGCCGAAATCATAAAATCCTTTCGGGTTTGGTACATGGTAAGCCGAGTGCCAAAGTAATCGTTGATTATTTCAACGACCGACGAGTATTTTCGAAGCTTGTCGTCAGCGTCAAACAAGTGCATGTTCGTCGTTGAACGAGTCGTCGCCAACCGTAATAATTTATCAACACCGTTGCAATTATTGTCCAGATGAATGTTCTCGAGACTGTCGAGTTTCCCCTTGGCGAATATAATATTAAACTCAACAGTGGTGTCCTTGCTCATGTCGTCGTAGTCTTTAATGTATTGAACCGTCGCAGCGGTTGCTTTATCGCCGCTGTTGCCGCCGCCACTCGCAGCAGGATCAATAAGACCCTCGAGCAACTCTTTAAACGATTCCGTCCAAAACCCAACCGGCAACTCGGTTACCGTGATTTTATCGACACCGGTCTTCGTGTATCGACCTTTTATCATAAATTTTTCATTAGATATTTTGTCAATTGTTCCGTGAAACCCTTCATAGTATGGGATAAAATCAAACTGTGCGCACCAACTATCGTCCGTTGGCAATGCTTCTCCGGATTCGGATCCAGCCAGTTTAAACTTCAAATACTGGATAATCTCCATCGGGTTGTAGCACATAATGTCCGTGCTGAATCCGGTCCCGATACCCTTTGACCCATTCACCAAAATCATCGGTATGATCGGGGCATAAAACGCCGGCTCAACTGGAGTACCGTCGTCGTCCAGATATTTTAGAATATTGTCGTCGGATTTCGGGAACAGCGTTCGAGTGATGCTGTTCAGCGCCGTGAAAATATACCTCTCGCTCGCACTGTCCTTGCCGCCCTGAAGTCGGGTCCCGAACTGCCCGTTGGGCAACAACAAATTAATATTGTTCGACCCTACGAAATTCTGCGACATTCCCACGATAGCGCCGTTCAAACTGGCCTCGCCGTGGTGGTAGCCCGAATGCTCGGACACGTATCCGCTAAACTGCGCAACCTTGATCTCGGTCGATAAATTCTTTTTAAATGCGGCAAACAATATTTTTCGCAAACTAATCTTGAGCCCGTCCATTAAATTCGGAATGCTCCGGTCACAGTCGTATTTTGAAAAGTGGATGAACTCCTTGTGGATGAATTCTTCATAGGTAACGTTTGATACGCCGGTGTTCAAAAACGACGTTCGCTCATACGTTTCCAACCAATCCTTTCGGTCGTTCGACCGCTTCTTGTTGAAGGCCATGTCAATGACGTCGTTGCTCGCCCCGCCCGTGTGGACGAAATCAACGATTTTCTTGTGCTTAAAATATTCTCGAAATTCTTTCCCAGTGCTTGTCCCGAGTCCCTTGTAGTATTTAATTTTCCAACTCGACGTATCGAGCGTGTTTTTCCATTCGCAATATTCCCCCTCGTTGTAAAACAACAACTCCTGGGCGTTCTTGCGAGCCTTTAAAATCGGAGTGTTCATGAACCCGATAAACCCCGGGATTTCAATCAGAGAACTCCACTCGGAATGAAACAAATTAATACCGAGCCCCTTTATGTGACTGCCGTCCAAATCCTGATCGGTCATAAACAGAACCCGCCCATACCGCAAATGCCGCGAAACGTCGGACATCGAACTGTACTGCTTATTCACCTCCAACCCGAGAATCTTTTTAATTTCAATAATCTCCTTGTTGTCGCATATTTTTTTAGTGTTCTCTCCGCGAACGTTCAGTATCTTACCCTTCATGGGATAAACCCCAATGGTGTTTCGGTCCTCCGTCGATAGTCCCGAAATAATACCCGCTTTGGCCGAGTCGCCTTCGCACATGATTATCATGCACTCGCTCGACCTGGCGGTCCCCGCCCAATTCGCGTCGGTCAGTTTGTGAATTCCGCGAACATTTTTACTTTTAACGCCGTCGGTTTTCTTCGCGGCTTTGTTTTCTCGCAATTCGGTCACCGCGCACGCCGCATACATGACTCCCATTTTCGCAATTTTCTCGATAACCTTGTCGCTCACTTCGCATTTGGACCCGAATTTCGACATGGGCGTGTTCATGAAATCTTTCGTTTGGCTGTCGAATGCGGGGTTCTCGATGTCGCACCGAATAAACACCATCAGCTGCTCCTTGATGGACGTCGCGGCGACCTTGATCTTTTTCTTTTTTTCGATATATTCGCAAGTTTTTCGGATGATTTGATTCACAATGTACTCGACGTGCTTCCCGCCCTTTGTCGTGTGGATGCCATTCACAAACGATACTTGGGTGAACTCGTGCGTCGGCGCGAGCGCGACGGCAAACTCCCATCGGTCGCCGCACGAGTCATACACTCGGTCGGTGCCCGATTTTCCGCCAATATACAAGTCGATGTAGTGCTGAAAATTTTTGACGGGGATAACGTCGGCGTTGAACTTTACCTTTAACGTTTTGTCGGTTATGGCGGACACGTCAAACACGCGTTTTCTCAGCAACGAAATCATGTCGGGCGACAACCCGTCGATGCCCAGTCGAGCATAGTCGGGCTTAAATGTTATTTTTGTGTAGGGTTTTAATTTACATTTTGTAATTTTGGGCGAACCGATAACGTTTAGGTTGTCGCTGAACTCTTGGTAATACTTGAGTCCTCGAACATGGTCGACCGTTTCGACCGACCCAAACGTCGACCAAATCAGGACGAGTTTGAATCCGAACCCGTTTTTGCCGCCGACAATCTTCTTTTCGGTTTTGTCGTAGTTGGTCGATGTTCTCAAGTGCCCGAATATCATTTCGGGGATCCATATTTTGTGCTCCGGGTGCTCCGCGACGTCAATCCCGTTGCCGTCGTTCATCATTGTGATTGTTCCATCGGGCGACACGGTTATTTCTATATTTTTAACTAATAACGTGTTGGGGATATTATCGCGCTGGGATTGTTTCATTCGAATCACATGGTCGCGGCAATTAACGATCCCCTCGTCAAACAGCTTGAACAGCCCCGGAACGTATTGTATATTTTTTTCGATAATTTTTGGCGGCGTTGGGATGTCGGTCCCGATGTCATGTGCGTCGGTTTTCATCAACCACACGGTCGTATCGACCTCTTCCACCGAACCAATATACGTGTCGGGGTTGTCCAGAATATGCTGCTTGTCGGTTTTTTGCTGATACTTATTCGAAAGAACGTCGCTGTCAAAACATTCAGGCGCACCGTGTTCTTTTTTGGAAGATGCCTTTTTGGGTTTTGATTGCATTGTCACTTTTGTCACTTTTGTCACTTTTGTCACTGGTGTCACTGGTACCGGCATTGATAAGTTTAGTTGATTGCTGTATTATGTTAGTATATTGTGATTCCATTATAATGTTTAATTAATTTCAATTTTATAATAACTGTGACGGCATCTATTTTGCGAGGTGATTGCGACGGTCGGCCGTTTTCTTTTCGGTCGGTGTATTATGTATTCGTATAAACACGGCGCGCCTGGTCAAACCACATCGACATCGGCGTATTATAACTGCGTTAAATATTCGTCCGTCGGGTGTCCTCCGTCCGCCGACAATATGGCATCAAACGATATTTCTAAAAAAACGACCAACCTAACTAACACAAATTCAATTTCGAACAATATGCGAATCGCTCAGGTACTTAAGCAAACTTGTCGCACAGGAACGACCGCATACGGAAACTACTACCTGAACATATCCCCCAATATTAATTATTTAGGAAGAATGGAAGGGCAGCAAAACGGGAGCGGTAGTTCGATAAAAAACGTGTTTTAAATCCATTTTTCGTCGGTATTTTCATCGACGCGTTTGTGGGCCGGGCCGATGGGAAATAACAAATAACGAATAACGAATAACGAATCGCGCAACAATTTGTCAATGCCCAATGTATTTTTTTCTATCGTGACTATATAATAAAATGGACGGTGGCAAAAACGTTAAAACATCCGGGTCTCGCGCTGAGGTGTGGCATGGAACCGCAAAAAAAACAACGGGTGGGCTCACAAAGAGTAACCTTATGATGAATAAGTTGGGGCGCATTGTGTCCAAGAAGAAGCACGCAACGGCCAAGCGCGAAATGCGACTTTTGAAGCACGGGTACGGCACCAAGAAGGGTAAATTTGGATTTGTTAGGGTTGATAAGACTTCTGCAACCAAGACCAAGAAGAGGCGATACCGCAAGAAGGGTTCCAAAAAATAAACAAACACTCGCGTTAAATTAAGAAATTAATAACTTGTGCCCTTATGTGCTTAAGCGCATAAGCACATACACTCCGCAAAAATAATCAACAATCGTCCAAAACCGCTCAAAATATTGGGACGGGCATGTTTGCGAATTGAACTTTATAAACATAACTATTTAAAGATATTTATTTTTTAATAACAATATATTGATACATCGCAACGTAGCTACGTAACCACGCAACCAAGTAACCACGTAACAACATAACCGATTTATCGTACTACATCATCAATCAATACATAAATAATAAAATCACACAAGTTAACTTCAAGTAAATGAACGACGACACTACGGATATACTAAACATTAAAACTGTTCAAATATCGCCATTTAGAACACTCATGACGGCTCTCAAGGATATCCTGATCGAAACAAACATTACGTTCCAGCCCGACGGAATACGTATCATTAACATGGACAAGTCCCATACTATTTTAGCGCATCTTTTTTTGGCATCTGAAAATTTCGAAGCATACGTGTGTAAAAAAGATAAAATAGTTATCGGCGTTAATATGCTGCATCTGTTTAAACTTATTAACTCGATCGACAACAACGACACTCTCACGATGTATATTGAAAACTCCGATTACGTTGACGGAATCGTGTCGCATTTGGGACTTAAATTCGAAAATGGGTGCATAAAACAATGCAAGATTCAAAAATTGCGTCTGATTGAACCCGACCACGACGAGATCACCTACCCCAACGTGACGTTTTCGTCCGTTATTAACCTACCGTCGATCGATTTTCAGAAAATTATTCGAGATTTGTCGGGAATATCGGATAAATTGGAGATAAAGTCTGTCGGGAATGCTCTTATATTCAAATGCTCGGGGCAATTTGCGTCGGCCGAAATTCACCGCACCGAGGCGGAAGGGTCGATGGAATTTATATCGAAACAGGACCCGACGAATGTCACGCAGGGGGTGTTTTCACTTAAAAATCTCAGCTATTTTATTAAATGCACCAACTTATGTCCCCAAATAGAAATTTATCTGGAGAACGATTTGCCGCTCGTTGTCAAGTATAACGTCGCCAGCTTGGGTGAAATTAAATTATGCCTCGCACAGCTTCCTGCGACGAATATGTAAATCTCGCAGAATACCAATTACCTAATATGAAAATATCCGTATATGGTATATTAGGATGAATCATTCACAATATTTAGGATTAAACAGATGCTGCCAGTCGAATTTAAAAGGACAGGTTGGTCCGCCCGGTCCCGCCGGGGTGCCGGGTATTATCGGTCCATATGGCCCGAGTGGGGCCGATGGGACTAATGGAACTAATGGGACTAATGGAACTAACGGGGTATCCTACAAAAGGTCATCGTGCATTAGTTTTTTTACACAACTGAACCCAACCATGGGATTTGGTACGATCCACAGCAACGTTACCGATATTGGCAGCATATTAAAAATGAACGTCGGTGGTATTTTGTTGAATACATCCGGAATCAATTGTAACAACATTGACATTAATGGGTGGCCTATACTACCCCATGGCGGCGGTGCGGCGTTTCCACTGATTGGATATTTAGGAAAAGTCAATAATCATCCAGCCGACAAAATTGGCGCGACCTATGGCGAATACATGCCGTTGAGCGGGCGTATATATGCAGGTGCCCTGAATTATTATGTTAATAGACACAGTGCCGGCATTCCGTACAAGATTATGGCAGCTGTATATGGGTCGGATTCATGCGGCGCATCCATTCGAACTTTTGAAATCGGGACAACCTTGGCATTGGATCCACCAGTACCACCCTTATCAGTAGAAGACGCAACATACGAAAAAACGGGTAGTTTAAAAAAAAGTAGCGCGATCGAGTTCGTCGAGGGCGAATATATTGGAATATATGTTGATATATCGTCGATCGCTGTCACTCCAACAGTAGTTCCCAGCTTAGTTGTCGAAGGAACGTTGTATATCGAATTTGACGGCAGCACATAAATTATGTGTTAGAATGAATGGAAGGATTGTGCCGATTATACGCGCTCCAAATACATCCAAATACAATATATTACATGCGATCACATAAAACACTCATAAAGTTTTAAACATGTAATATATACTATAATGGCAAACACCCGATTTAGCAACGACCCGTGTCGAGTAAAAAAACAACTACAGCAATCGACAGACCAAGGTCGGTGGGTCATGAACGTTCCTGGAAACAGTGACATTCCGATGTTCATAGAAGATCCCCATATTAGATTACAATCGTGGGGTGGAAATCTGCGAACAAACATCGTCAATTTAGAGAGCGAATTAATGGGAGTTTCTCGAGTCGCGGGAAGGGACAACATCGTCAATGATAACTATAAATCATTCGTGGTTGGATCGAGCAGAATCGAATACCCGAGCACGCGCGACCTTTCGACGAGCGAGTCCAGAGCGACCGACCCCGCGTGGATCTACCGCGACAAAGAGCAGCCTTTGTGGGGATACCCGCATCTCAACCCTCAGGAGCACGTGAGCATCCCGTTTCATAATAATATAAACACCCGTATTTTGGAAAAAGACCACTTTGTTCCGGCAACCGAATGCGTGGGGGAGCAAGCATTCAATAATAATCTATCGTCGTCGTTTATGTCAAACAGCGGGAATTACGCGGGCGGACCGGTGACGTGCGCCCAGACGAATTCGTGCCATCGCGCGAATTAACTGCTATATACGTTGGTTTGATATTTAACACCTGTGGGGGTAGTCTGGACAACAATTTTATAACACAAACGGTTAAGACGGGTGGATAATAATATATTCAAAGATATATATAATATAATGGAATTGGCACTACCGTTAATTGCGTTGGGAGGAATGTACGTAATATCAAACCAAAACAACAACAACATCGCGTCCAGCGAATTGGGAAGCGACGGAACGGGAACGCCTCGGTATTCTCAATCGCTTCAACAAAACCAACCGGCGACGTTCAAAGAAAACTTTGGAACAATGACGACCCATGGCAATAATTCTCTACCGAATGTCAATGTCCCTGTTGAAAACTACCCCGTCATATCTAATTCCCAGATGTCCGACACGGTGAATGAATACCACGGACAAAACACCGCAACGGGTAATTATTTTAACCAAAACATCTACAATAATAAATCGGCGGGCGGCAGTTCGGTGAAACAGTCGCAAAATATCCCCAAAATATATTCCCTGACGGGCGACTATTTAGACAGTTCAAATTTTAGCCATAATAATATGGTTCCGTTCAATAGCGGAAAGGTGAATGGTACCACCTATAACATGGACATGTCGGAGTCGACCCTCGATAATATGACCGGCGCGGGGAACAATGTTATCCAGAAAAAGGTTCTCGCCCCGATGTTCAAGCCGGAAAAGGATATGCAGTGGTCTCATGGTATGCCCAACCACAGCGAGTTTTTTCAGTCGCGTGTCACGCCTGGAATGAGCAACAACAACGTGAAACCGTTCGAAAGTATCATGGTCGCGCCCGGGCTCAACAACGGATTTTCCGCCGAAGGAAGCAACGGGTTCAACTCTGGGATGGAATCGATCGACAAATGGATGCCGAAATCGGTGGATGAACTGCGCGTTGAGACGAACCCCAAGTTGTCGTTCGGGTTAGGTGGACACGAAGGACCGTCGATGTCGTCCATTAAAAATCCCGCGTCGACCGTAACTCAAGGTCGCGTGGAAAAACATTTACCCGATACGTATTTCATAAATAGTCAGGACAGATGGCTGACCACAACGGGTGCGGAAAAGGGGAGCACGCGTCGGTCGATTCAGGACACGGGTAATGTAAAACGACCCGACTGTCCCACCAACTACTCGGGTCCTGCGGGAAATGCGGAAAACCCGTCCACGTATGCTCCTAAAAATTTCGAACCGTCACGTCGTCCCGAGTTTGGTGCACCGGAAGTTCCTGCATCGAACGCCGCGGGAAAGGGTCCTTCCACCGACGGCGACGGGTTCATTAAAAGTTACACGAACTACACGAACAACCGCGCGACGACGACAACTGCGTCGCCATTCGGGATCGTCGGGACGATGGTTAGCGCGGCGATGGCGCCAATTATGGACGTGCTCAACCCGACGCGCAAAGAAGAGACCATCCACAACGCGCGGTTGTACGGCGACGTCGGAAGTAGCGTCGCGAACAGTTATGTTATTAACAAAAACGAAACTGCTCCAACCACGGTGAAGGAAACCACGTTGACATCAACCCAGTTTAACATAAACAACCAATCCGAGGGGCAATACGTGAACAACGCGGTTGCGCCCGACGCGACCCAGCGAGACACAACTGGGTGCAGCCACATCGGGTCGTCGGGTGGGGTCGGAACAAGCACGGGTAATATGGTGTATAACGCCGCGTATTCTCAAACAAACAACGATATAAAATCGTCGACAATCCACAACCGCCAAAATCAGGGCGGAACGCAGATGTTTAACCAGAACATGAATCTGACAACTGTTCCCGCGGACACAACTCGGTTCGATGGCCGAGTTAATCCTCCCTCGAGTATCGTCACATATTCTCCCGCGGTCGAATCTTATGGGAACGTTAATACCCCGCAGTCGTTTTCCCAGGAATCCGACAGTTCGCGCATCGACCCGAATTTATTGTCGGCGTTTAAAAAGAATCCATACACGCACAGTTTGACCGGCGTAGTATAATATATTATTGGACGGCATAAGCATAAACATAAGTGTGTACGTAACGGTACATACGTTTCACTCGCGTCGAATATTTGACTAACCGAATAACCGACTAACCGAATAACCGACTACCCATAATAATCAATAACTCATCCCAATGAACGCCGATTTTCCCGATATCGACATTCATTCCGACATCAAGGCGAAGCTGGATTATTTTAATCAAACGGACAGTATCCCGAATATTTTGTTTCACGGTCCGCACGGAGCCGGAAAAAAAACAATAGTGTTTGAATTTGTTAAAAATATATACAAAAACGATAGTGATAAAATAAAGGATTATATTTTGAACATTAATTGCACACACGGGAAGGGTATCAAATTTATACGAGACGAATTGAAGTTTTTTGCGAAGACCCAAATATCGTCGTCGTCGTGCGTGTTCAAGTCGATAATCCTACTGAACGCCGATAAACTAACACCCGACGCACAATCCGCCCTTCGGCGATGCATTGAAGTGTTTAGCTATAATACTCGGTTTTTCATAGTGCTTGAGAACAAACATAAAATACTAAAACCGATATTGTCGCGATTTTGCGATATTTACATACCCGAACCCATTTACGAAGGTCGTCGGATAAATTTGTACAGATACCATATCAATTTAGCGTTTGGCGACAATAACATTCAAAAAAACAAAATTGTCCGCCTGAAAAAATATATCACTCGCGAGGTGATCG